CGCAACATCTGCATCCAATCAAATGATCTGGCCTCGTCTGGTAACCCCAAGTCTGTGACATAATATTGATCCTTCACAGGGAGCTTGATGTTCGCATTCAGATAGCCAATCATGTTCTTGGCCTCGTGTTTGCTGATTGGGTTTCCTTTGCGCAACTTTTCCCATGCCATGATCGCTCTTGTTTCTTCAGTGTCCAAAGAGCTAGAGCCATACATGCTGTAAGCATAGCCTTGTTGCCGGACTGCCTTTTTGAATCTGTTGAGCAAATACTTGCTACGGCTGAGCAGCATCCAAGAACCACCATGACTGAAATCAATCTCTTGCTCATCTGCCACGTAATCAACCATTCCTTTGTCAGTCCTTGGTCGCCATGGCTTCATGTAGCGATGCTTGATGCGACTGACAACTTCTCCGGCAATCTTGTGCACTGAGCTCGGTATCCGATAGCTCTGAGGAAGAACCATGCGGTCGCCTTTCAGGTTAAGAAACTTTGTCACATCAGCACCAGCCCAACCAAAGATCGCTTGATCGTCGTCTCCGGCTATGTAGACCTCTTTAGCGTCCTGTGACAACTCAATCGCCATCTTGAACTGAAGCGAACTCAAATCTTGAGCCTCGTCAAAGATGCAAATGTCAACAGGAAGTGCTCCTGAGTAATCAGCAAGCATGTCAGTGAAGTCTAGCAGGCCATTGTCTCTTTTGTAGAGCATGAGTGCACTACTATATTGTCTAGCTGCATGGAGCGTAAGATCTGGGATATTGACAAGATCGTACTGCTGTTCAACTGTGCGCAGTCCGACTCTGGCCAGAGAATCCATCCGACTGCATTTGTCCCCGAGGCCATCGCCAGTATGAACACCAAGATCTTCATCATAGATTCCTTTGAACTCAACTCCGAGTGCTTTGCCTAGTTTGCGGTAGTGACTGTTCGTCATCACCTCATTGCGTTGTAGCCCAAGCTCTTTGAAAGCCAGAGAGTGAAGTGTACGAAAGTAAGGAAAGCGACTGCTGTCAAAACCGAACTGTACCATGGCTCTTTCTTGAGCTTCATTTGCAGCCTTGCGAGTAAATGCAAGATACGCGATGCGCTCTGGTGGCACACCACGATTCAATGCATCCTCAACGATCCGCAAAAGGGTAGTTGTTTTCCCTGTCCCTGGAGGACCAAGAATGATCTGAACTCTGCGTAACACTTTCTTTCCTTTCTAACAATACACCACCACAACTGTCGCATTTGACCACGAACAGCTTTTCTGGATCTTTGTCTGCGTCACGGATCATCAACCGCAAGACCTGACCTTTTGTTGCTTGACCGCACAACTCGCAGTCAATGTAATCTTCATAATGATTTTCCATCAAAAGTTCTCCACAACATTGCTAGGAACTTCGAGATCATCATCTTCGTAAAACTGAGGAGCAGGAACCGACCAGACCTTGACTGGCTTTCCTTTGATCCGGATTGAATGACGATCGCCACCAGCTTCGCGCAACCAAGACCAGATCTGATGTTGGCTGTGATAGCGATAACGTCTTGCCTCCAAGAAGATGAACAAATCCTCTGAGCGGAAGTATACTCTGCCTTCATCTTTATCGTGCCATGGTTTTGCGTTCATGATCTCATCACGATGGCGAGCTTGCACCTTGCCTGTCAGGAAACTGTCAAGTATCTTCTCAAACTGGCCTTGTGGCGAGGCATCATCTGGGTCAATGATTATCTCTACTGTGTTCAGCAATTCATTGATGCGTTGTTCCCACCGCTGTGCTGGCATCTTGGTTGGGCACTTGTTCAGCTTTTCAATGCATATCTTTTGCAGTGCACTCTGATCCAGGAGTTGCTGAGTTGTCACCTCAATGCGCTCACCTTGAATCTCGATGTACCAACGCACACTGCTTCTGTTCTCTGTTTCATACTTTGTGATAGCGTCAATCTCAATGGCTTGTCCGCCACCAACACCTCCCACTCCAAAATCACGCTTGGTGCATTTGCTTTTCTCACAGTAGTTGCAGATTGGTGCTTGCTTGCAGGTGTAGGCATAATCTTTCTTGCTGACTGACTTGATCAAGCCTTGCACCTCGCCTGATGGCAATGGCTCTGGCAGATGCTCATAGTTGAATCGCATCAGATCTTCTTGCCAGTCGTCAGGATTCTTCTTGCGGTAGTACACCCCAACATTGAACAGCGAGATGTTCCTGCCACCTTCTGGGAAGCCCATTGTCATGATGTGTTGGAGACAAGGTGGGCCATCCTCAAACATATCTGTCAGCTCTGGCTCAAACTCTTCTAGCTCGTCGTAGCTGACTCTCTTCTTTTCAGCAACATCCAGGAACTGCTCTAATGTCAGCTTCTTGCCGTTATGAATGGCATAGCGTTCTGTGCTTTCTGCATTCCAGTAGGCAAGGTTGATCCAGTTGCCTCTGTCTAGTTCATTGGCTCGGCTGATTTGTTTGGGGAAGATCTCAACTCCACCATAGCCCAGTGTCGCTGCAAACTCGTTCAGCTTGGCGACCATATCAACTGCGGCAATGGCAGGTTTGCAAAATAGGTACAGGTGAGCACCGCCAGACTTACTGCGGCACATGACCAATGGTGTCTTTCTTATTTTCTTTTCTAGCGAATCTAGCGACTCATTGAGTTTAACATCACCTCGGATGTCAATGTCAATGACGCCAAAGTTACAGCTGTTGTCATCACGCAACATGATGATGCCTAGGATGTACTCGCCACCATCTAGGTGTTCTTGGTAGTGTTGTTTTGTTGCACCCTCGCTGACTGTTAGGGCGCGACCAGACATCTTTCCGTCTGCTTCTCTTTGTTGTACTCTGTATTCACCGTGAGCTTTCGAGTATCCCCTAAACAGCTCCATGAATCTGTCTGTTGTTGTCATAATTTTCTCACCAAAAAAAAGAGGGGGAGGCGAACCTCCCCCAGCACTCACATTACATCATCCTGACTGTCAGGTTGTACCTTAACTTCACCTGCTGATACTTGCTGTCGGAAGTCACGAGCAGACAAGTAAATAGCTTGGCCGTTAGGCAGGTTGCCCATGATGCCGCCAGAAGCTCCGTCGAACTCCATAGTGACACCCCAACCAAACCAAGATCCTGCATCATTCTCTTCTGGCACAGTGGTGAGTCTGTACGCTGTGTAGAACATAGCAGGGTTGATGGTTGTGTCTTCAGTCGGATGCTGAATCTGAAGGCTGTTGATCATTGAGTTCCAACGACGTGCCTTCTTCATTTGTGATTTGCTCATGCTCAAGATAGCTGGGGCATAACTGCCGTCTGCTTCAATTACATAAACAAAATACTCCGCTGTTGGTACGATCTCATTGCCGTCTGCAGTGAAGTATTCCCCACGATCTCCTCGTGTGCATGACGCCAAACAAGTGGTGTCTGCTCCATGGTCGCCAGCAAGGCCACCACGATTTGCTTTCCACTCAATGTGCGCACGTCTGTAGCTGACAGGGACGACCAATATTCCGTCTTCACCATCATACACTTTGTTGGTCACTGTGTTCAGGACCATCCCTACTTCAGCTCCCTCGACGTATGCACCGTCACGCTTGTTGACTTGTGGACTCATAGACTGCAGGATCTGCAATCGTGGAATCATCAAGTCATCTTGCGTCATTTGCTCTTGTCCTGCACCGACATCGGCTAACAGGATGCTTGGGTCAATTGCCACTACGTTAGTGGACTTTTTTTCTGCGACATTAGTTGCCATGGTTACTTTCCTCTTTTGATGATAGCTTTGCGACCAGAGTAAACTCTAAACAGTTCATGAGGGATGTTCTTGCCCATAGACAATTGCTCCTTAATGAAACTGGTTAGTGTTCCTGGATGAACGCCAATGGCTCGTTTGTAAACAAGCCCACGATCAACGATAGACTTACAAAATTCGTTAGCCCTCTCGTCTTCGTCTTTTCCAAACCGAACTTCAACATTGCTCTTGATGATGTCGCCTGCACCGTTCTCACGGAGCCAAGCCAAACATTGCTCCTGTCGGAGCTTCATCTCGAGTTTATCTTCCTCAGTCTTGCAGCGATCAATCGCTGTTTGACTTGGGACGCTAGCTGAAATCACATCCTGCACTTCGACTTTGTTTCCATTGTCGAGAGTGAAATCTTGGATGCGCAGGTTTTGCATCAAATCAGGCAAGCCCTGTTCTGCCAACCGTGTCAGTTCCTGCTTCATTTGCTTCAACGACTCTTCGGTCGAGGCTATTGCCTCTTCCAACGCTTGCATAGCAAGAGCCATATCTGCGACAGCACCTAGGTCTTCGGATGCAGGTGCCACATCCTCAAGCAGATTGATACTCATCAGTTGTTACCTTTCTAAGTTCGAGAGCTACGGGCATGTACCAGCCTTTACGCCTATCCCTTTCACCCTCTTCCATATTGCGCTCCCAACGTAGGACGCGCACCACTGGTGACGATTCTCCGGCAATCATGCAAGCAATCATGACGGCAATGGGGTCACCACCTCCAGGCCAGAGCAAATAATCGTCTGGTCCAAAGTCTTTCATAATCCGACGTGCTTTTGCTATCGATGGTCCAGGAAGAAACTGTGGCCTATCGTTTTGCTCAAACACTACTTCCAGAGCACCGTAACGAGCAGCATCAGTTAGGTCAGGAACCCAACCAAACTTATTCTTTACAGGTCTCTGCACTACATAAACTTTTGGCATCGCTATGCTCCCTTGAAATCCCAGTTCTTTTCAGTAGCAATAGCTCTTGCAATCGCATGGTCTGGGAACAGCAACAACTGGTTACCTGTGCCCCAGTGATGACTATAAACCACACCACCCTTGACGTTCTTTTCGAATATCAGCATATTTTTCATACATTCTCCTTTCTCAGCGTTTTGTTAGTATCCCTCGTCTTGGCTCTGAAGGCAACAAAAATTTTGCGAAACCAGTCTTTCCCAAGTAAATCAACAGCGAGCCCAGAGATCCAGCGAAACCAGTGTCGAGTTGTTTCCATACCCGTCCTTGGGATTTTGAAGTTTATCTTATAAAGGGGATTTTGGAAAATTTTTTACAAAAATAAAAATGTGTATTGGTGGTTTCGTGGTTTCGTTTGGCCGATTTTGATAATCAGATCATGGACTTACGGACGTTTCCAAGGTATTTTTTGACTGGAGTGCGAAACCAAAGTTTGGGAGCTTCTGACTAAAAAGTGAAAAAAGTTGTTGCTTTTTATAATCAGATCAACGATACTAAGTGGACTGAGAAAGGAGATGCATATGAACACAGTAACCCGCTATAAAGTGATCCGTGACCTCGGATTCGATATTCAAGAAAAGTACTTTGACTCTGTTGAACGTGCTTGTGCTGAATCTGACTTCATGAAGAAGTTGCACCACACAGTGTCGGTTGACGTTGTTGAAGAACAGGTTGAGGCTAACTTCTTCACTGAGCATGGCTACAGCGATGCCTATGCTTATGAAGTGATTCGTGTTGTTTCGGATCAGACCATTGAGGTTCGTCGCATGAAGGCTGAGTTCGATTTCAGCGATTGTGAGTTCCATGTTGGAGGCTTTTCTGCTCACTGTTCAAATCCATCAGCACAGAAGGTGACTATCACCTCTGATGAGAACTACCCAGTTGAGCGCATCCGTCGCACCAAGCGTGGTTGGATGAGTGGCCATCGTCGGTTCAGCATTACTGAAAAGCCACACGCATACCATGATGTTAATTTTTGAGGAGTGGGGCTCATGCCCCTCTCTACTTTAGAAAGGAGAATGAAATGTTTGAAGTAAAAGTGTACAACACCCCGAATCTTCAGCGAGAGGCTTATGTGACCAAAGATGGTGAGCGCATCAGCCCAATCTTGCCGAACAAAGGTGTTGCTGAGAAGTGGTTGGAAAACTATAAAAATGATATTGAAAATAGCGAAACAGGCAGGGATGGTCAAAGATGAGGATTTTGTCCTCAAGATGGAGGCCATTGGTGGCAGAGGAATAACCTGCAATCTTGAAGAGCTGGGTCGCTTTGCTCAGCTCGTCGGGAAAATTGCTCGTGAAGATGAACGAAAAAAGATGTCAAAAAAGTGAAAATAATTGTTGCTTTTTTTAGTCAGTTCAACGATAATAACTGTATTGAGAAAGGAGAACACGACATGACAGTTTCAAACAAGCTCTTAGTTATTAAATCAGTTAAGCCATTCCCAGAGTCTTACGATTTGGTTCTTGTGCGCGACAACGAGATATTCGATGTCACAAGTCAAGAATCTAAAAGCGTAGATCGTGCAGTGTCTGAGGCTCGTCTTTATATGCCTCATTACACTTGGGAAGCGTGGGTTAAGCAAGGCAATGATTGGGTGTTGGCGTAAGCCGCACCCTTTTGAGAAAGGAGAACACTATGAAAGTAAGAGTTGAGTTTAACAAAGTCTTCACTGACGGTATACTGAAAGGTATCACAGTTCGTGACAAGTTGACCTGTGTTAACATGGATGAAGCCTTGGACTGGGTTTTGCGTGTTGAGCAGAACATTGCTCTGGGTCTGTTGAATTATGACATCAATCAGGTTCAATATGTTGCTTTGTTGGAGGACAAATGATGGAAAACAAAGTCAAAGTCTTTTATGCTCAGCCAAGAAGAGCTTGGGGTGTCACTGAGTACTGCGATGGTGACTCCTGGACTGAGTGGTTTGTTCGGGAAGACAATGCGAAACAGGTTGCTGCCGAACGTGCAAAACAAATTGATGGGAAGCTTGAAATCGTAGATTAATGGCGTAAGATCAAATTTGAGTATTCCCTAACTCATCGTTTTAAGCCTGTCCCCCTATGCAGGCTTTCTTTTTGAGAATTTTTCAGCGATAATCGTTTCAGTAAATTTGACAGTTAACCACTGAAATCAAGGTTTCAATTATGGCAGATGATGCTCCAAAGAAGAACAAAGGTGGGCGGCCACGCAAACCAAGGCCAGAAACTGTGCAGGTGAAGCGTCCTGTTAACCTCGGCCAACCTATCAAGCCAGAGTCTTGGGATGGTCGTTTCCAATCCGTTGAGCCAATGGCAACCCAGAAACAGAAACGAATCAATCACAGATACAAATGGAATCACCACACGACGATCAATTGGATCATGGGTCAAGCAGACCCTCTTGGTTTTTTGACCAAAGTCATGCAAGGTGAGGAGATTTTCCCTGTCTACTCGAAAGACGCAGAGGGCAATTCACAGAAGATGGGTGCGATCGCAGCAGATCCAGAGTTGCGAATCATGGCAGCAAAGACACTTCTCGGCAAATGTTTGCCAGATCTCAAGGCAGTTGAGATTACAGCAGAAGTTGAAACAACCAAAGTTCTGGACATCACAAGGCTGAGTGACAATGACCTCAATGCAATTGAACGAGTTCTTGAACACGCTTTCATTGAAGGAAGTGAGAGCGGAGAAGATGAAGAGATCATTGAAGGAGTTTACGGAGAACTCCTGGAGCACGATAGAGCCAGGACGTGAGTTTCACGCCAACTGGCATATTGATGCGATCTCTGAACATCTGCAAGCTGTCGTTGAAGGTGACATCAAGCGACTGATCATTAATGTTCCGCCACGACACATGAAGTCTATCTCGGTTGCTGTGGCATTGCCTGCATGGACTTGGACCATCCAGCCTCAGAAGAGATTCCTGTTCGCATCTTACGCATCATCGCTTTCCATAAGAGACTCGGTAAAGTGTCGTCGGTTGATTGACAGCCCATGGTACAAAGAATACTTTGGTGACTCGTTTGTGCTCACTGGCGACCAGAACCAGAAACAAAGATTTGAGAACGACAAGACTGGTCAAAGGATTGCTACTTCGGTTGATGGTGCATTGACAGGTGAAGGTGGTGACATTATCGTAATTGATGATCCGCACAACGTCCGTGAGGCAGAATCCTCCGCTGTTCGGGAAGGTGTCCTTGACTGGTGGGATCAAGCTATGCAGACTCGTCTCAATGATCCGAAGACTGGTGCATTTGTCATTATTATGCAGCGAGTTCACGAGAATGATCTGACAGGCCACATATTGGCCAATGATCTGGGTAATGACTGGGATCACCTTTGCTTGCCAGCCAGATATGAGATTGGGCATCCTACGCCAACAAAATCAAAACTCGGTTTTACGGATCCGAGAACCAAGGAAGGTGAACTGCTCTGGCCAGACCGTATTGACGAAAAGACACTTGACACGCTTGAGCAATCCCTTGGCAGTTATGCTTCTGCCGGACAGCTTCAGCAGCGACCAATGCCAAAAGGTGGTGGGATCCTCAAAGCTGAGTGGTGGGTTCCATGGGAGCACGAACATTTGCCAGACATTGAATACGTCATTCAATCTTGGGATACTGCCTTCAGCACAAAAGAAAAGACATCTTACTCCGCTCGCACGACATGGGGTGTTTTCCGCAAGAATGGTCAAATCAATGCGATTGTACTTGATATGTGGTATGATCGTGTCACTTACCCTGAGTTGAGACGCATAGCTCAAGAGTCATATATGGACTTTGAACCAGACGCAGTGTTGATTGAAAAGAAAGCCTCTGGTCAGTCGTTGATTCAAGATTTGCGCATTGCAGGTGTGCCAGTGCTTGAGTATTCGCCAGATCGCGACAAAGAAGCACGTGCCCACGCAAGCTCTGCATTGTTAGAAGATGGCAGAATTTACTTTCCATCTGACAAGAAATGGGCTAAAAATTTAATAGACATTTGTGCAGCCTTTCCAGCTGGTGACAATGACGATATAGTTGATACTTGTACACAGGCTTGGTTAAGATTAAGAAAAGGCTGGTTTTTGTCTCATTCTACTGATTACGAAGACGACGATGATCTTCCGAAACAAAAGGTAGCACTATATGGCTGATCCTATCCCTCTGCAGCAACCCAAGATCCCATTTGCCGAGGGAGCTCCGCCAGATGATCTGATGGTAGAGCAGTTCGGTGACGACGAAGTATTGATTGGTGACCCTGCTCTTGACGAGCTAGACAACCCCACAGAGATGACGTTTGATGCCAATCTGGCAGAAGTCATTGAACAGCGCACACTTGATCGCAAAGCCAATACATTGGTCAGATACTACGAAACTGACAAGAATGCTCGTGCTGAATGGGAGATGCGCTATAAAGATGGCTTGAAGACACTTGATCCTGATGGTGGCCTTGAAGAGGGTGAAGATGAGCGCGCAGCAAGAGGCTTGAGCACAGTTGTTCACCCCATGATGGCAGAGGCTGCTACTCAGTTCAATGCCAGAGCTATTGCTGAATTGTATCCTTCTGGTGGTCCAGTCAAAACGACAATAGTCGGTGAGCCAAACGAAGAAACAGAAGAGCAAGCTCGTCGTGTTCGTGATTTCATGAATTATCAGATCACACAGCAAATGGACGAGTATTTCCCAGACCTTGATCAGATGTTGTTCCAGCTGCCTCTGGTTGGTCATGCATTCAAGAAGGTCTGGTGGGACGCAAGTCTTGATCGTCAGTGCTCAGAGTTCATACGCGCAGAAGACTTCATTGTCTCGGCAGAAAGCACAAACATCAGCACATCAAACAGATACACCCACATCATCCGCATACCTAAAAACGAATACAACAAGTATGTTGAAGCTGGCTGGTATCTGCCAATTGAGTTTGATGGCAGTTCATACGATCCGTCTGGTGACGTTGTGTCTATGGTCGAAGGTGTTGACCAAGATGGTGATGATGAGAATGATGAGGTCGTGACTCTGCTCGAAATGCACGTTTACGATATGTTTGATGGCATTGATGGGTTCACAGAAGAGGATGAAGACAGTGAAACTGTTGTTATGCTCCCTTATATCATTACTGTTGATTATGACAATGAGAAAATTGTCAGCATCAGACGCAACTGGGAAGAAGACGATGCAAAGAAAAAGAGACGCGACTGGTTCGTCAGTTACAAGTTTCTTCCTGGCATAGGTTTTTATGGCTTTGGCCTTTACCACATGATTGGTGGTCTTGGCAAAGCTGCAACAGGTGCATTGAGAGCTCTGCTAGATTCTGCTGCATTTGCGAACATGCAAGGTGGCTTCAAACTAAAAGGTCGTGTCAGTGGTGGTGAGATTGACGTCAGTCCTGGAGAGTTCGTTGACCTAGACGCAACTGTCGATGATGTCAACAAGGCAATCATGCCATTGCCGTTCAAAGAGCCATCAAGCACACTCATGCAGTTGCTTGGTTTTATCACAGAGGCTGGTCAAAGATTCGCGAGCACAGCTGATCTCAATGTCGGTGATGTCAATCCCAATGCCCCAGTTGGCTCGACTGTCGCTCTGATTGAGCAAGGCAGCAAAGCATTCTCAGCAATCCACAAACGTCTGCATCACTCACAAGGGCAAGAGTTCAAGTTATTGGCCAAACTCAATGCTATGTACTTGCCAGAGTCAATGCCATTTGCAGTTAGCGGTGCTTCCGAAACTATTTATGCAGCAGATTTCAATGATCGTATTGACATCGTGCCTGTTAGTGATCCAAACATCTTCAGCACTGCACAACGCATTGCTCAAGCACAAGCCATTCTTGAGATGGCAAAATCAGCTCCTCAGCTTCATGATATGTATGAGGCATACAAGCGGATGTATGAAGCTATTCGCATTCCAGGAATTGACGAGATACTGAAGAAGCCAGATGAAGCACCAAGAACAGACCCAATTGACGAGAATCTCTCGGTTATGTATGGCAAGCCGATCCGTGCATTCCCAGAGCAAGACCACGAGTCACACATCGCGGTGCATTTGCAGTTCCTGCAAGATCCATCGTTGGGTGGCAACCCTGCGGCCAAAGCACTGCAACCAATCCTCATTGCGCATGTGGCTGAGCATATAGCTCTGTTGTATCGTCAGCGGATGGAAGCAAGCATCGCTATGCCGTTGCCGAACCTGCCAGACATCCGTGATCCTAAGTTCAAAATGCAGGACATTGACCCACAACTTGACATGCTCATCAGTCAGCGTGCCGCACAGGTGGTTCAAAGCGCACCACAGATGCAACCGATTCGTGCACTTCAAGCCATGGGCAAAGGTCAAGGTCAAAACCCACTGCAATATGCTCAACAGCTCGCTCAACTCGAAGCTCAGGCATTGCAAGCACGAACTCAGGCTGAGATTCAGGCTGATCAAGCCAAGGCACAATCAGACATTCAGATTGATCAGGCCAAGGCAAGACAAGACCTTGAAGTTCAGAAGATGAAAACTCAGGTTGAACTTGAAGCAAAAATCGCTAAACTTGAAGCAGACCTCGCTATTGAGCGTGAAAAGAATGCTATGAAGATGCAGGAGAAAATGATTGATGGATCTGGACCAAGCAATATCTAACATGTATATGCAGGCGATGATGCCCCAACAACAGTTGCCTCCTGTCAATCCTTCTGCGTTTGGTGGGCTTCCTCAAGCACCACAAGGACAAATGCCTCAAGGACAACCAGCGATGCCTCAAGATCAAGGCATGGCACAATATCTCGCAAACAAAGTTGCTGAGATCCGCAGTCGAATGACAGGTGAACCGAGTCAGATGGGTGCACTGAGCCAGATGATGATGCAGCAACAGCAACCGATGCCTCAACAACCAATGAGGGCTATGTGATGGCTTTAGGTGCTTTTGGTAATTTAACTCCTCAAGATTATGAGACCATTTCAAAAGGTTTCCAATCAACAAACCCAGAGCTATCTCTTGGTGGATTAAACATTACAGGAAGAGACCTTGGTTCTTCTCTTTTCAGCGCAATAGCAGGTTCGAATCCAATAGGTCTGGTTCCGTCAGCAGTCAACCTTGGTCAAAGTTATGCAGCAGAACAAGCTGCAGCCAGAGCAATGGGAGTTGAAGATCCAGGATTCTTTGATACTGTCCGTGGGATGGTTGGCGAGTCTTCTTTTGATGCAGCAAGAGCTGCAGCCGACACTAACAAAGATGGCGTGGTAAGCATTAACGAGTCAAGAGCTTTCGGCATAGGCTCTGGCCTTGCTGCTTCCGATGTTGGTGTCACAGAAGGATTCAACTTTGGTAGCACAACGCCATCAGGATTGTATTCGCCAGAAACATTTAATTTCACATCAGCAGTTAATCAGTTCAACACCCCAATGACAATGGCTCCTCTTCAAAGAACAGAAACTCCTGGAGCGGAGAAATCATCCCAACAGAATAGGTCAAATATCTCCAATGCTGCAAATTACGACCCAGATTTTGCAAGAGAGCAAGAAGCAAAAAGGGCAGAAGAAACAAAACAATCGTCAGGCGGTGGCGGTGGCGGGGGTAAATACATCTGCACAGCACTGCATGAGATGGGTGACATGGACTCGCAAGTTTTTGCTTATGACCTACTTTATGGTCAGCTTGTTGATCCTGTCGTTCACTCTGGCTATGCACTTTGGGGCATCCCTCTGGCTGAGAAAGTCAGGAAAAAAGGAATCGTTTACAGAATCGTCAAGCCTTTGGCACTTGCTTGGGCTAATCAGATGTCACACGAGCTGTCTGGTGGCGAAGTTGGTAAAACATCAATCACTGGTCACATATTGATGAAATATGGTGAGAAAATCTGCCGTCAAATCGGTCTTAGGAGAGTTAAATGGCAACTGTCAATATAGGTGATATGGAGGGTCTGCGAGACTCGTTTGAAGAAACAATGGGCTTCCCAGCAGATGCCCCAGGACTTGAGTTAAGCGACGATCAGCTGACTAACTTTATGCTACTTTGCCACGAAGCAATGCATGGCGAAGGCTATGATGATGAAGGCGAAGAGTACGAAGATGAAGAAGACATGAGCGATGGCAAGATGAAAGTCAAAGTCATGAAGCTCAAAGGTGGTGATGTCCGCTCAATGATGGATGAGTTGTTAGGCGGTCACTGATGCCTGTTCAAAAGGTCAAAGGTGGCTATCGCTGGGGCAAGTCCGGCAAAGTCTACAAGACCAAGGCTGCTGCTGAACGTCAAGGCAGAGCTATATATGCTTCTGGTTACAGAGGGAACAAACGTGGCAACAAAGCGTAAGTTTGCGAAACAACCCAAGACCAAAGGTGGCGTCAACACCAAATACGTCAAAGGTGCGAAGAACAAAAAAGCTGCAGAGGCTGAGATAAAAAGCACCGCCAAGAAGTACAAAGAAGGTAAACTAACTCCAGCTGAGATGGATCGTATCGCCAAAAGGAGATCGAAGAATGTCACAAAAAGCTACAAAAAAGCCAGCGAAAAAAGGAGGAGGAGGCTCGCTTGAGGCTGCTATCGAGAAGTATAGCAAGTCATCAGGGATCTCCAAAGCAAAACTCCGGCAAGTTGCCAAGCGTGGCATGGGAGCTTTTTATTCTTCAGGATCTCGTCCTGGACAGACACCAACCTCTTGGGCCATCGGCAGGGTTCGTTCTTTCGCAACAGGCAAAGGTGGCGCAAGAAAGGCAGATGCTGATCTGCTGAAAGGTGGCAAGAAAAAGACGGGAGCAAAGAAGCGTGGCTAAAGGTGTAAGGCATTTCTTCAAAGACGGGACAGAGCACAAGGGTGGCACTCACAAAGATGCAAAAGGCAAATTGATGTCTGGCGCAAAACACACCTCTAATAGCAAATACCTTTATCACATGAAAGATTTATCAGAACGTGCGAAAGCGAAAGCGAGAAAATCCTGATGGCAACCTACAAAGGACGCAAAGTTTCTCTGAACAAGCCTCGTCGCATCGGCAAAGGCGAGCCAAGCTATGGCAAAAAGAAGTCTGTCGTTTATGTTCAGGACGGTGACAAAGTCAAGCGTGTCACATTCGGTGATCCTAACATGAGAATCAAAAAGAATCAAAAAGGTCGCAGGAGTAACTTCCGATCTCGGCACAATTGTGATAATCCTGGACCAAAGACGAAAGCACGTTATTGGTCATGTAAGGCTTGGTGATATGGCTAAAGCAGCAATTAAAAAAGTAGCAGCAGCTGAAATAAGGGCAGCAAAAAGTTTCCTTGATCGCAGGAAAATAAGTGCTGTTAGTCCTAGACAGTTCGCTATGGCTGCAAAGGAACTTGACAAAGGATTCCAGGACACATTGAATGTTCTGGCTCGTGAATTATCAGGAGGACAGGTCTAATGGCTGAAACACCAAAAACAAACGATCCAAACTACCGTATGGGAATTGCTGCACCAGAAGAGCCAACAATGCGCCAGTCTGTTCAGCAAGCTATCGCTAATTTTCTTTTAGATACAGGCTTGGTCTCAGACAACTACAGAGCACAACGCACTGGCGAAGCGATTGTTGGGACAACACGCGAAGATGCTCCTGCAATGGGCATCGGGCTGACTGACTTCACTCCTGCAGGTCTTGCTTTCATACCAGAAGATGTGAAAGAACAAGCTGATCAAGGCAACTATGTCACAGCAGGGGTTGTTGGTGGCCTCTCTGCACTTGAGGCTTATCCTCTGACTAAAGCACTCGTCAATCCAACTAAAAACTTTTTAGTGAATCTCGCAAGCAAAGCAACACCACAAACTGCTGCATTTGATCAAACTAGACGAGATTTGATGCAAGGGTCGCTTGCCGCAGGAGCCCTTTCAACATTGCCAGTAGTTCAACAAGTCGCGAAAGCCGTTGATGATGCCCCATCTTTTAAGTTTCACGAAGGTCGTCATGCTGGCAATGTTGTTGACAGTCTTGATGGTCTTAATTATTTTGAAGCCATAGATGGTAATTTTATTTACAGGATGATTAATGACAATGAAGCATTAAAATTGGACAATAAACTTTTTGATTATTTGCCTGAAAGTGGTGACGATGTCCAATACATATTGAACAGGAATCCTTCTTTTGCAGGTGATGTGATATCTGCCCTTAAAGGCTCTGATAACGGCAAAAATTTGGATGATTATTTTGAAGGAAAAATAGATTTAGAAGATTTGCCACAAGAAGATAGGGAAATAATAACATCAATACAAGACGACCTCATTGATCAGGAAGTTGAAGTTTTGAGTAGAGAGGCTGTAAGACAAGCAAGGCAAGAATACATTGATCTTGTCGATAATTCTGTGAATGATAAAAGTCTTACTAAATATTTTGACTCTGTCGATGAAAATGTACGTGATTAATTGATATGGCAGCATTGGCAAAGATTCTACCAAGATTGTCGCTCGAAGTCAGAGACTTTATCATGGCTTTGGTCAATAAGTACGAGGCTATGGGAGTTGACACCCCTATCTCAAGCTCCCCGATGGGTGCTGAAGCTGCACAAAAACTACAGAATCTGTATGACAAAGCTCCTCAGCAGTTTTATGCCTACAAACCTGAGTACCTAGAGAAAATCGCGGTAGAAGCAGCAGAAAATCCAGCTAACTCTGCCATAGCTCTCATGGATCCAGCTAATATGAGGACTCTCGCGCCATATCTTTCTGATTCTTCTTTCAGAGAAGGAATGTCTTTTGCTGATAGGAAAGCTGCCATAAGAGAGTTGGTTGAGCAAGGATATCCTCTTGACGATGCTGCAACCTTGATTGTTGAAATGCCTACTAGCCCAGCTTCAGTGAGAGTTGGCTCCAAAGAGGAGCCATTAGCTCAAGTCACAGGTCACGAAGGTCGTCACCGCAGTCGTGTTGCTGAAGACATGGGGATCACTAAAGTCCTTGTTGACCTTTACGACCAATATGGGTCATTTGGTGATAGCATCTCAGCTGAAATGAAGAAAGGCATGCCGATATATGGTCAAGGCGTGCCAGCTACCACACCAATCAAATCATCAGTTACTGGCGAAACGATTACAGCTCCTAAAGCTGGAGACACTCGTGGGATTTTTGAGTTCTTGAGCACATTGGGAGCATTGCCTGTCGGTTATGGCGTATTGAAAAACAGCGGAGCATTGGAAAATGTCAGCGATAGCGAAGCTCTTTGAAAAGTACAGCCCTAAAGCAATCGCATTTTTAGAGCGAGTCGCCAAAAAATATTTTGACAACATCAATGTTGATGCGTCGCCAGAGGAAATAGAAAAAAGAATGGCTGACTACGATTCTTGGATTGGCCATAGGATCCAGAACATTGATCGTGATTTCCCAGAGGCTTTTGATCAGTACGAAACAGACGCTTTGTTTAAAGCAATAGAGCAAACAGAAATAAGCAATAAATCTTCTCTTGCCATGATGGATCCCAAGAACTTTGAGAAGCTAGCACAACCAATACCAGATGAGTTCATGGATTACGGTCATGGCATGCCGATGCCAGAGAATCCAGAGATAAAAACATCAAGAGAAAAGGTCAAGTATCTGACAGAAGCATTCTCTGAGGGTCAACCTGTTAAAAACATACCAGCTTACTG